GCTTTTATGGCTTTGGATTAATCCATATGATCGGCGGATTAAGTAGATCTGCCACTACTGCATTAAGACAATTGTTAGATGCAGGTACTTTGGCTAACTTACCAGCGGGATTCAAGAGCCGTGGAATTAGAATCAGGGATGATGACCAACCGTTCCAGCCAGGAGAGTTTAGAGATGTAGACGCACCAGGCGGAAACATTAGAGACCAGTTTCAATTATTACCGTTTAAAGAACCTTCACAAACTTTATTTCAACTAATGGGCTTTTGCGTACAAGCAGGACAAAGATTCGCTGCAATTGCTGACATGCAAATGGGAGAAGATTCACAAAACAGAGCCGTGGGCACAACGATCGCACTCTTGGAGCGTGGTTCGAGGGTCATGAGCGCTATTCATAAGCGTTGTTACTACGCTATGCGACAAGAATTTAGACTACTGGCAAAAGTATTCGCAGATTATCTACCCCCTGTGTACCCTTATTCTGTGTATAACGCAGACCGTGCAGTAAAAGTTGCAGATTTTGACGACCGCGTAGATGTCATTCCAGTTGCCGACCCTAATATCATGAGTATGGCACAACGAGTAACGTTAGCGAATGAAAATTTAAAGATCGCTATGTCTGCTCCACAAATGCACAACTTGAGAGAAGCTTATTCTAGAGTATACGAAGCATTAGGAACTAAAAATATTGATTCTTTGTTGTACCCTGACAAACAACCTACCCCTGAAGATCCAGGAACCGAGAACGCTAAGGCTTTGAAGATGGAATTGTTAAAAGCATTTCCAGACCAGGATCACGATGCACATATCACGGCTCACGGAACTTTCATTCAGTCACGAATGGTACAGATGAACCCTATGGTGTATGCATTATTGCAAGGACACATTAGTGATCACATTGCGATGCAAGCTCATGGAGAAGTAGGAGCATTAATTCAACAAGAACCAGAGATGCAAGCGATGAACCAACAAGATCCAGACGGATTTAAAGTGGTATTTAATTCTATGGTTGCAAAACGAGTTGCTGAACTAACTAAAATGTTAATTGAAGCCGAAGGCGGACCGCAACAAGATCCTTTAGTAGCGTTGAAACAAAGAGAACTGGATTTAAAAGCATTAGACATTCAAAGAAGAGCCAATGAATCTCAAGAAGACATGCAAAGAAAAGAAGGTGAGTTTGATGAGAAGATTGATTTTGAGAAAATGAAATTAGAACAACAAGAAGAACAAGCTGCGGCTAGAATTAGAGTAGCCAATGAGAAAATTAATGTTGCAAGAGAAAAAAATAAACAAGCGTTTGCCCAAAAGCCAAAAGCAAACTAAGAGATTAACCAAGACAATCCCCCCTAACAAGGGACCTAATCCTGATGGTATATACGCGCCATTAAAACCAGAGTATTATTTGTAATATGGCAACAAAAAAAATAGCACCAAAGAAAAAACCTAAATCGATGGACGATCAGATCCTAGAAGGAGATGATTTGCAAGACGAATTAAATAACCCCTCTATGCAAGGACCTTACAAACCTTTTGAAGATCCAGAAATGTTAAACGAAGGCGGAGAAGTAAGAGGTGGTGGAGCAGCTATTAGAGGAAAAGGTTTTAAAGGAGTGTTCTAAATGCTTCCCGCATTAAGTATTATAGCTCCTTTAGCAAAGATGTTGTTTGCTACCGTGGACAAAGCTATCCCTGATAAAGATCTAGCAGAAAAATTAAAAGCTCAGCTTAACACTCAACTATTATTATCCTCCACAGAAGAATTAAAAGCAGCGGCTTCTATTGTAGAAGCAGAGGCAAAATCTAACTGGTTTGTAGCTAGTTGGAGACCTTTATTAATGTATGTATTAATATTTATATTAGTGTGGAATTTTGTCTTAGGACCTGTCATAAGAATCTTTACTGGAACTATTATTACGTTTGAATTACCAGGAGATGTTTGGACTTTATTAAACATTGGACTAGGTGGTTATGTAGTGGGAAGATCTGGTGAAAGTATTGCAAGAACACTTGCCAACAAAGGAGAAAAATAATGGAAAAACTAAATAAGTTTATTGATTTTGGAAAAGAAGTATTAAGAATAGCTTACGTTGTAACTACGTGGACTGTTTGTAAAATACTATTCATTAAACAATGTAAATGCGAAGACAACTGCGGATGTAACAAATAATGAAAAAATCTAAAAGCACAGAAAAGAAAAAGACGCACAAGATGCCAAACGGAAAAATAATGAAGGGTGCTAAGCATAAAAAATAATGGCTAAACCAGGACTATACGCAAACATTCATGCTAAAAGAAAAAGAATGGAAGCAGGCTCAAAAGAGAAGATGAGAAAAGTTGGATCCAAAGGAGCTCCTACTTCGAAACAATTTAAACAAGCAGCTAAAACAGCTAATAAAAAGTAATGAAAAACTTTTTAAAAAAACTAGTAAACAGAATACTGGGAAGAAGATGTACTTGCGGCAGATGCCGTTGCGAATAGTATAGAAAAGGTCTTTCTAAAAAAGAAAAAATAGTATAGAACTTCTTTATGATTAAAGGAGATAGTACAGAATACGACCTATTAGAAAGCGCTTGTAAGCTAGTCCCGTGGTCCGAGGTTCTTTCTGCTGAGATCGGAGTACGTCAGGGACAAGGCTCTAAGATTATTTTAGATTCTTTTAAAGACAAGACCCACTGGCATATTGGAATTGATCCTTATGGTAATTTAGATTATCAACATTACGACACCACAGGAACTTATACTTGTGACTATACCAACAGTATGAAGTTACAGCTACTCCAAGATTTATCTTATGAACATTTTACATTGTACTCCATAGGCGATGATGAATTCATGAAACGATTTGCTGATGGGGTACCTATCTACCGAAATACAAAAAAAATTAGTAACACCTACGATTTAGTTCATTTTGACGGTCCGCATAAAACCATAGATGTGATACGGGAAACTATGTTCTTTGGAGACAGGGCTAGAATAGGATCTGTATTTGTTTATGATGATTACCCTAAGTATGATATGAATGTTATAGGAACTATATTAGTAGAATATTTAGGCTTTGAACCTGTCTTAAAAGGTGATAATAAAATAGCTTTACAAAAGAAAAAAGATGCTTGATTTAGGAACCTTAGACCAGGTTAAACACTATATTAAAAAACAAATAGAACAAATCAAAGACCATTTATGCTATGGTGTAGACACAGTAGATAAACTCCAGTACTCTAGAGGGAAACTCAATGCCCTAGAGGTGTTGCTTCAGGATCTAAAAGACCTGCAGAAGAACATGGAGAATGTCGATGACGATAATAACCCCTGATACGTCTTTACTAGGCGTGTCGCAAGATACTGTTGCCCCTGAATCTAAGGAGCAAGAGATACCCACCGATTCAGAAGGTATACAAAAATATCTGGATGTAATTCCCAAACCAGTAGGATATAGAATTTTAGTTAGACCTTATTCAGGTCCTAAAAAAACTAAAGGCGGAATTTTACTTACCGATAACGCAAGTGAAACTATTCAAATGACAACCGTAGTTGGTTTAGTTGTTTCTATGGGAGATCTTTGTTATGCAGATAAGACTAGATTCCCTAATGGTCCTTGGTGTAAGGAAGGCCAATTTATTATTTATGGAAGATATGCTGGCTCAAGATTTAAAACAAAATATGGAGAACACCGTATTTTAAATGATGATGAAATTATAGCCACCATCAGTAAACCCGAAGACATACTTCATTTATATTAATAGGAGAACAAAATGATAGAAGCACAAAAACAAGCTAAGATTCAACCAGAGGTTGAATTAGATTTGGATGATGCTAAAGAGCAGGATATCCAAGTAGAAACAAAAGAAGAAAAATCAAAAGAACCAAATTTAAATTCTGGTGAAGTTGATTTAGGTTACACGTCTCATGGAAAAGAAGACAACAAGGAAGAATTATCTATTGAACAAATAGAAGATCAACCTGTTACTACTAAACCAAAAGAAGAGCCTAAAAAAGAAGCGGATAACTTATCTGAGATAAATGAATCTGTTCAAAAAAGAATAGATAAATTAACAAGAAGATATAGAGAAGCAGAGCGCAGAGAACAAGCAGCTTTAGAATTTGCAAAAGGCCTTCATAAAAAATATGAAACTTCTGAAAAAAGACTAGACACTGCAGATGAACAGTACTTAAAAGAATTTGATGCAAGAGTAGATGCACAGAGAGAACAAGTACGAATCAAATTAAGAACCGCCATTGAATCTAATGATGCAGATGCAATCATGCAAGCGAATGATGAGTTAACTCAACTTGCCGTTCAAAAAGAAAAAGCTAAATTGCAAATGGCAGACCGTACAGAACGATTAAGACAGCTTGAAGAGCAGAAGAAAGTACAAGCTTCTGAAATACAGGAACAGCAAAGAGCTAGACCTGTAGACCCAGCACCTAGTGGAAAAGCTAAGACCTGGGCTCAAAAGAATACTTGGTTTGGAAATGATAAAATCATGACTAATGCCGCTTTTACCATCCATGAGGATCTAGTGGGTATGGGTGTAGACGTTGAAAGCGAAGAGTATTATAATGAAATAGATAAACGAATGAAGGATAATTTCCCTCATAAGTTTTCTATACAAGAGCAACGAAGAGAACCCGTCCAACAAGTTGCTAGTGCTGGTAGACAACAGCAAGGACGCAGAACTGTGAGACTCACCAAGTCACAGGTGGCTATAGCCAAAAAATTAGGGGTGCCACTAGAAGAATACGCTAAATACGTGAAGGAGGTACAATAGTATGAGCGATAATAAAATAATTAAGACTTCACGCGCGACTGAAGAACATAAAGAGGCTTTGAGAAAGAAACCTTGGTCGCCACCATCAGCTCTGGACGCACCACCTGCGCCAGTCGGCATGGTCCATAGATGGATCAGAGTCGAGTCTATGGGTTTTAACGATACGGCAAACGTATCTAAGAAACTTAGAGAAGGTTGGGAATTTGTAAGAGCCGAAGAAATTAAAAATTCTATCGGTGACCACGGATACCCAGTTATTCGAGACGGACAATACGCAGGTTTGATCGGGGTTGCTGGCCTTGTGTTGGCAAGGATACCTGAAGAAATCGTGCAATCGCGCTCTGATTATTTCAAAAAAATAACTCAGGACAAAATAGAAGCGGTTGATCGCGATGTCATGAAGGAACAACGACCTGAGATGCCGATTAATATTAGTCGACAATCTCGTGTATCTTTTGGTGGTGGAAGTAAGTCCTAATTTTGTGACGATAACCATCCCAAAAACAAACTGAAACAAATATAAAAAGGAGTACTAACAATATGGCTAACGTAGCTGAAAAATATGGTCTTAGACCAGTAAGAAAGTTAGATGGCTCTCCGTTTATAAATGCTCAGAACAGATACAGAATTAAAGCGGGTTATGGCACTG